GGGATTTTTAATGGCAACAGCAAACTTTACAATCGATTATGGTTTGACAGTTGGTTCTTCAGAAGTAATTAGTTCTAGTGGTAAAGTAGTTGCAGCTGCAGTATCAACTTTGACATCCGATAACATATCACAGGGGTCTACTAACCTCTATTTTACGGGTTCACAGTTTAATACATCATTTGCCTCTAAAGACACAGACGATTTATCAGAAGGGTCATCAAACCTTTACTTCACAGATGCAAGAGCGAGAGGTTCTATATCTCTAGCATCAGGTGAAACAAATTTATCTTACAATAGTTCAACAGGTGAACTATCGTTACCAACAGTTGACGGAGGTACATTCTAATGGCAGGTGAAAAGAATTTTAACGTCAAGAATGGTTTGTCAGTTGCTGGAACAGAAGTTATTCAAACAGATGGAACATATGTAGGTGCAATATCCGCTGGTTCTATCGGAGAAGGAGTTGACGATAGAGTTGCGAACCTCTTACAAGCAGGTTCAGGTATCTCATTATCATATGACGATGCAAACAACCAATTAACAATTACAGGTAATGTCGGTGATATCACTGGAGTTAATGCTGGTGCTGGTTTAACAGGTACAGCAACTTCAGGTGATGCAACACTAAACATTGGTGCTGGTACAGGTATCACTGTAAACGCAGATGATATCGCAGTTAATATGTCTGCCTTCGATACAGGAGACTTATCAGAAGGGTCAAATCTTTACTTTACAAATGCAAGAGCAGATGCTAGAATATCAAACGCAATTGTCGATGAAGATAACATGGCATCTAACAGTGCAACTCAGATTCCATCACAACAATCAGTAAAAGCATATGTCGATTCACAAGTTGCATCAGTCCCTACAGGTGATATCACATCAGTAACAGCAGGAAATGGTTTGACTGGTGGTGGAACTTCAGGTGACGTAACACTTACAGTTCAAGTAGATGACAGTTCTTTAGAACTTTCATCAGATACAGTTCAAGTAAAAGCTGGTGGTATCACAAACGATATGTTAGCAGGTTCTATTGTAAACGGAAAACTTGCAAACAGTTCAGTATCAATTAATTCGAACTCCGTATCCCTTGGGGGTTCAGTTACTTTAGATACTGGAGACTTATCAGAAAATGGAAATCTATTCTTTACAAATGAAAGAGTAGATGACAGAGTTAATGCATTGATTCAGGGTGGTACAAACGTAACTACCTCATATGACGATGCAAACGGAACACTTACAATCAACTCTTCAGGGAAAACACAAGAAGAGATTGAAGATATTGTAAATGGATTGATAACAGGTGGAGTTAACGTTGCAACATCTTACGATGATGCAGCTGGAACATTAGAAATCAGAGTTCCATATGAGAATATCCAAGATACAGTTGGAGCTCAGTTAGTAACTAATGGTTCACATACAGGTATTACTGCATCATATGATGATGCTGGTGACGCTGCAATCGACCTTGCAGTATCATCATCACACGTCAGAGGTTTATTCTCTGCAGCTGGTGACCTATCCTACAACTCATCAACAGGTGCATTTAGTGTAACTAAATTCACAACTGCAAATGCAAGAAGTTCAATTTCAGCAGGTGGTGATTTATCGTATAATTCAACTACTGGTGTTATCTCATACACAGAACCTACAATGTATGCAGACTCAGATGCAAGAGGAGCTATATCAGTAACAGATTCAGGTGGAGATGGTTCACTTGCATATAATTCAACTACTGGTGTTATCACATACACAGGCCCAAGTGCATCAGAAGTAAGAGCTCATTTAAGTGCTGGAACTGGTGTATCATATTCAGGTGGTGCATTTAGTATCGGTCAGGCAGTTGCAACAGATAGTGATGTAACGTTTGCAGACCTAAATGCAAGTGGTAACGTAGTAGTTACAGGTAACCTAACAGTCAATGGTTCAACAGTAACTAACAGTGCATCAAATACAACAATCGAAGATGCATTGATTGAACTTGGTTCAGGTAACACAGGTTCAAACTCTAATGACTTAGGTCTTATCCTCGAAAGGGGTTCAACTGGTGATAACATATTCATGGGTTGGGACGAAAGTTCAGATAGAGTTAGATTTGCAACTACAACTGCAACAGGTTCATCTAGTGGTGCATTAACACTTACTAATGCAAACATTCAAGCAGGAAGACTGTATGGTAATGTCACGGGTGATGTAGTTGGTAATGCAGACACAGCTAGTGCATGGGCAACTGCAAGAACAATTTCTTTAGGTGGAGACCTTTCAGGTTCTGTATCTATAGACGGTAGTGCAAACGCAACACTTACTGCAACAGTTGGTTCAAATGCAGTTGCATTAGGTTCAAACACAACAGGAAATTACGTATCAGGAATATCAGGAACCTCAAATGAGATTTCAGTCTCAGGTTCAGGTAGTGAAAATGCAACAGTAACAATAGGTCTACCCGATGATGTAACTATCGGGGATGCATTGACAGTTACTGGTAAAGGTACTACAGGATTTACAACAATCGGTAGTTCAGACGGAGCATTTAGAAATACTTTCATACATTCAGCAGCACCATCATCAAGTGATGGACAAGTTGGTGATGTATGGATAACTTACTCATAAGAGTTTATATAATATGGCACAACGAATTAAGAACCCTACGGGGTGGGTAAACACAACAGGTAGTTGGGTAAAAACATCTCCAACTGAATGGTCGGCAGTTGATTCTGTCTATACAAAGACACCTACTGGATGGATAAAGTCATCAGGACAAATGCCAGCTCAAGTAGTTGCAACAAGACCAGCAGTTGGAACAAGACCCTACAACTTTCAACAACCTTATCAATTCACTGTGCAACAGAGTTACCAGTACCATAATAGAGTACAGGCATCTACACAACAATCGTATCAATATCACAATCGTATTCAAACAAGTGTTCAACAAGATTACACTTATCACAATCGTGTTCAACAGAATACTCAACAGAATTATACGTATCATAATAGGGTACAAAGACGTAGACCAGTACAACAAGCATATACGTACCATAATAGAGTAACAAGACAAAAGAATTTACAACAGACTTACTCATATCATAATCAGGTACCTAGAAGAAGACCAGTACAACAGACTTACACTTATCACAATAGGGTGACTAGACAACGTCCAGTACAACAAGGATATCAATATCACAATAGAGTTGATAGACAACGTGTAGTACAACAGGGGTATACTTACCACAATAGAGGTCAAGCTTCTACCCAACAAACTTATCAATACCATAATAGGGTACAAGCAAGTACACAACAATCTTACACTTATCATAATAGAGTACCTAGACGTAGACCAGTACAACAAGCGTATCAATATCATAATAGGGTGCAAAGAAGAAGACCTGTTCAACAGTCTTATACGTACCATAACAGAGTTGCAAGACAAAGACCTGTTCAACAAGCATATACCTATCATAACAGGGTACAAACTAGTGTACAACAAAATTACACTTATCACAATAGAGTACCAAGAAGAAGACCAGTCCAACAGGCATACCAGTACCATAATAGAGTGCAGAGAAGAAGACCTGTTCAACAGTCATATCAGTACCATAATAGAGTACCAAGAAGAAGACCTGTTCAACAAGGATATACTTACCATAATAGAGGACAAGCATCAACTCAACAGACTTATCAATATCATAACAGAGTTCAAGCTTCTACTCAACAGGCTTATCAGTATCATAACAGGATACAAACTAGTGTACAACAATCATACCAGTATCATAACAGAGTACAGGTAAGTACACAACAAAATTATCAGTACAACAATACCGAAACTAGAAGAAGACCAGTACAACAGAGTTATCAATATAATAATACTGAACCTAGAAGAAGACCAGTACAACAGACATATCAATATCATAATCAGGTACCTAGAAGAAGACCAACACAACAGACTTACACTTATCACCATAGGATACCAAGAAGAAGACCTGTTCAACAGTCTTATCAGTACAACAATACCGAAACTAGAAGAAGACCAACACAACAGTCTTATACGTACCATAACAGAGTTCAATCTAGGTATAGTTATCAACAACCTTATCAGTACCATAATAGAGTACCAAGAAGAAGACCTGTGCAACAGGCATACACTTATCATAATCAGGTACCTAGAAGAAGACCAGTACAACAAAGTTACCAGTATAATAACACTGAATCTAGACGTAGACCTGTTCAACAGTCTTATCAGTACAATAATCAGGAACCAAGACGTAGACCTACTCAACAACCTTATCAGTACAATAACCAAGAACCAAGACGTAGACCTACTCAGCAAAGTTATCAGTTTAACCAACCTACAACTAGGACAAGACAGGTAACAGTAAGAAATAGTGCGCATACAGCTTATATCCATTATGCAAACATATATGGAGGTGGTGGTGACGCTGCAAACATAAAAGTTGAAACACCATATGGTCAAAGAAGTGTTTCTTTACCAAGTTTTGAGTTTATGGGTTTCCCTTTCAGTCAGTCTAGTATTGCAACTGCATCACAATATCCATTCGCAGGAAGACCTGGCGCAGGGCATGAGAGAGATTCCTTCAGAGGAAACATGATGTTCAGAGGCCCATCTTTGCAACACTCAGGTACACAACAACCTTACTATACAGGTAATGGCCCACAAAACCAAACAACAGCAGTAAAGAGTTATCATTGGAGAAGTTATTCTTTTGGTCAGAGACAGTGGCAAGGTTCCTTAAGATTTCAGGGTGTAAATTTTGAGTTTGGTGCAGACTTCAACTCTCCACAAGGTAGTGTACAAAATATACCTAATCCACAGAGACAAGGACAAATTCCTATTACAGGACAAGCACCAACTAACTCACAGTTTGGTGCAAAGATTACTAGTGGTCAAACTGCAACGTTCGCATGGGAACACCGAGGTCAGATGCAGTCACAATCACCTGGCGGTGGTGGTGGTGGATTCCCACTGTTTGTAAGAGACAAGGGTGACGTATTTACTAGAAGTAGAGATAGGTCTAATGTTCACCAAGTAACATTCTCTGCAACTACTGGTGTAAAATGGCCACAAGGTCAGATGGCAGAGATGCAACAACCTGCTCCACAACCTCAACCTTACACTTATCACAATAGAGTACCAAGAAGAAGACCTGTTCAACAAGCATACACTTATCACAATAGAGTACCAAGAAGAAGACCTGTTCAACAAGCATACACTTATCATAATCAGGTACCTAGAAGAAGACCTGTACAACAGAGTTATCAGTACCATAATCAGGTTCCTAGAAGAAGACCTGTTCAACAGTCTTATCAGTACAATAATCAGGAATCAAGACGTAGACCAGTACAACAAAGTTACCAGTACAATAATACTGAGACTAGGAGAAGACCTGCTAGGTCAACCTATCAGTTTAACACACCTACTCCTAGAAGAAGACCAGTACAACAACCTTACACTTATCACCATAGGATACCGAGAAGAACACCTATACAACAATCTTATCAGTACAATAATACTGAACAAAGAAGAAGACCAACACAGCAGTCTTATCAGTATAATAACACTGAGTCAAGAAGAAGACCAGTGCAACAGTCATATCAGTACCATAATAGAGTACCAAGAAGAAGACCTGTACAACAAACATACCAGTATCATAACCAAGTACCTAGAAGAAGACCAACTAGAGTACAACAATTACAGAGGGTATCAAGACAGAGACCAGCAAGAGTTCAAGCTTTACAACGTGTGTCAAGACGTAGACCTACAAGAGTACAACAATTGCAACGTGTGTCTAGACAGAGACCAGCAAGAGTACAGGTTAATATTCAAGAAACAAGAAGAAGACCAGTACAACAGAGTTACCAATATAATAATGTTGTAACTAGACAACGTCCTGTTCAACAAGGGTATCAGTATAATAATGTTGAGTCAAGAAGAAGACCAGTACAACAGAGTTATCAATACAATAACGTTGAGACTAGACAAAGACCAGCAAGAGTACAGGTAAACCAACCTTCACCTAGAAGAAGACCAGTGCAACAAACTTATCAGTATAACAATATTGATACTAGACAAAGACCAGTGCAACAAGGTTACCAGTATAATAATGTTGAGTCAAGAAGAAGACCAGTACAACAAGGTTACCAGTATAACAATGTTGAGACTAGACAAAGACCAGCAAGGGTACAAGTACTACAAAGAGTTTCAAGACAGAGACCAACTAGAGTACAGGTAAATATACAGGAAACAAGAAGAAGACCAACTCAACAAACTTATCAATATAATAATGTTGTAACTAGACAAAGACCAGTACAACAGGGTTATCAATATAACAACATTGAGAATAGACAACGTCCTGTACAACAAGGTTACCAGTATAATAATACTGAATCAAGACAAAGACCAGCAAGACAATCTTATCAGTATAATAATGTTGAGTCAAGAAGAAGACCAGTACAACAGGGTTATCAATATAACAACATTGAGACTAGACAGAGACCTGCTAGAGTACAAGTTCTTCAAAATGTAACTAGACAAAGACCTGCTAGAACACAGGTATTGCAGAGAGTTTCAAGACAAAGACCAACTAGAGTACAGGTATTGCAGAGGGTTTCAAGACAAAGACCAGCACAGTCAACACGTCAAAGAGTTGCAGTTGGTACACAACCTTATGCATATCAACAACCATATAGAAATACAGTTCAGAAATGGGATGGTACAACAAATTGGCCTGCACAACCAATATCCTCTTAAATAAAAGGACTAAATATTATTGACTAAAACATGAGTAGATGTTATAATGGAGTATTATGAAGTATATTGATTTACCCGACCCAGTGAGTGTGAAAAGTTCTTTTAACGACCATCTTGGTGGGTTGAATAAAACAAAACCCAAGAAAGAAGTGATGATTAAAATCAAAGAAAAGTTTGATGAAATCTCACGTATATACAAACCTAAAATAGTTTCACTTGGTGACTTACACAAAAAGTATGGTGTAAGTTATCAAGAAGACTCCTCACACAAGATTAGAGATTTCTTTCGTGCATTACAAGTGGGTGAAGCAGCTGTAGATGCAGAAGACTTTGAAAGAATAAATGGTGATGAGAACTCTTCTCGTCTCTACCATGCAACTAAATTACATTTCTTAATTCAAGATATCAGAGACAAAGGAATTGAATACGGCCCCCAAGGTGTATTATATTGGCCTCCTACTGCAGATGCAGATGAGATTAGATATTTTGTACATCCCGGCACTGGAAGATATTCTGCAATTAAATATTTACAAAAGTGGGAAACTGAATGTTTAGTATGGGATGCATACGATGTATGTTATGACCACGAACCTCTATCCTTCTCAGAATGGATAGTACACACATTCAAAAACAACCTCTACCCCGATATGAATCATGTATCCTATTGTTGGAATCAAGGTATCATTGAAGCACACCAAAATAGAGACATGAGGGGTGATTACACAGAGGCAAACGATTACTTACATTATACATTATTCAATGGTGAGATTCCAACTATATATGTCGGGTATGATAGTAGACATGGTGAAGTTTCAGATGTTTGTATTAAAAGTATACAACATTCTATTGAAAGATACAACAACAAAATGGGAGACTTATCTAGTGTACCATGGAATGCATTTGTTAAAATTAAAAAACTTGACGTTTCAAAGATTCCCGAGTATACTAGAGATTATGCAAATCAGTCAACAGAGTTTACATACAGTAGATTCTTGATACCATACTTAGAGAAATATCAAGGTGTCAGTATGTTTGTGGATGATGACTTTATCTTCACAGAAGATATGTTACACTTATTCTATTCACTAGGACATACTGATTCCGTTGCATGTTTCCATCATGACTTTTCTGATAAAGGTATTACAGAAAAACTAGGTGGAGAAAAGAATGTATGGTACCCTAAAAAACTATGGTCAAGTCTTATGATATTTAATAATGGTCATAAGGATTGTAGAAAACTAACACCCGAAGTAGTAAATACAGAATCGGGTCAATATCTACATCAATTTAAATGGACAGATAACGTAGTCAAACTTCAAGATGATTGTTGTTGGACTGAAGGTTATTCCGATGAACCATACAACGTAAAGAAACATAGAATGATTCATTACACAAATGGTGGGCCTTGGATTGAAAATTTCAGTGACAGTGTTCAACAAATAGGTAGATATAATTATTATAAAAATCTCGTAGAGATTGATAACAAAAAGGTGAAAGAAAATGGCAAATAGAGCTTTAATATATGATGCACAAAACACATTAGTTATTGTGAAAGAAACAGGGTTAAGAATTGTTTATCAAAATGTAGACAAACCCGAATTAGGTTTTGAATACGAAGGACTCGTATATGACCAAGACGAATTCAAAATCTTAGAAGTAAACCCAAGTAACTGGGATGCATCTGAAAAACATCCGTTGACGGATTCAGATAGAGATAAAATTGAAAAATTTATCGATGATGCAGAAGCACCCGATGGTACAAACTTAAACAACCAATACATTGATGACTTGTATGATGTTGTTGCAAAAAACATTTATCAACTATGTATTGAAATGAGAATTGAAAATCTTTATGAAGCTACATACATTGGTAGAGAAGATTCAAATCATCCTTACAGGTCAGATGCAAGAAGAGTACTAGAATTTGCAGATAGTTCATATAGTATCTTAGAACAAGTAGTAGGTACAATTACTAGAACTAGAGAAGACCAACTTAAAGACTTTGATGATTATTGTGATGACCTATTACAATTACCACCTGTAGAACAGTTTCAAGGTCAGCAGTAATGTATGGAAGTTGTATATCTAGATAAACCCTTTAAGATACAAAGTTTTCCCTTAGATAAAATTTATGTCTTAGATAACTGGGCAACCTATGAAATCATGTATAACATGAGGAGAATTACCTCAAGAACTATATGGGCTCAAAATAATCAGGTAAACAGAAATGGTAAGATACGTCACCTGTTTTGGGGTGCAACATTTTATGAGGGTAAAGATAAAAAGATTAGAGACCACACATATCATGAACAAGATACCTATCTTATCAGATATCTAGATTGGAAACTACAAACAGAGTTTGGTTTTAGGTGGGTAGATTTTCAATACGCAGGTATGAATGGTCAAACAACTGGTCTTCAAGGAACTGTACATGAAGATAGTTCCCCCGACAATAAAACAAATATATCTTTCTTATGGTATAACACTGAGTATTGGGAAGATGAATGGGGTGGGCCATTGAAATTCTATAATGAAGAAGCAAAACAAATAGATGGTTATAAGGAAGAGTTTAAAAAATATCAGATTGCACAAGTTGATTATAAACCAAATAGACTACTAATGTTTGATGGGAGTATACCTCACAATGCAGATGCTCCAAGTGATAAATGTGAATATGCATGTAGACAATCTTTAGTTATTAGAGGTGATGCATGTAGACTAGAGAATGAACTAGATTATTATGCCAACAATAGAATTTAACACAACAAACGAAAAAGCATTTAAAGAATATCGTCCCGTAGTTGCAAAACACATACACCCGAATTGGTGGAAGGAAATGAGAGTTAATCAAAATGGGAGAGATAACATTAAGATGTGTCCTTCTATGATGGATGTGTTGGGTACAGGTTATTACATTGTATGTCAGGATGATATAAAAATAGAATATCCTAAAAATGATTTAGATGGTTCACCAAAATATGAATTAGGACAATTTGCAAAGTGTCCACACAATCCTAATTATGAAACTAGTGGTCATCCTAGAGAACAATTTCCCGACTTTGAATATGCAAAGGCAGATGTCGAAGAAGATTTAAAAGATAATAATGCAGTCAAAATTAGAATTCCATGGAGTGTAACAACACCACAAGGTTATTCATGTCTGTACCTAGACCCATTTCTATTTCAAAATAGATGGTTTCAAACTTGGCAGGGAGTAATGGACACCGACAAATATACAGGTGGAGACTTGAATGGTTTAGTAATTCTCTATCCCAAGACAAGGGAAGAGTTTGTAATTCCTGCTGGAACACCAATAGTACAAATAGTTCCATACAGAAGAGAGTCGTGGAAAGCTAGTATTGATTTGATAAAAACCGAAGAATATCAAAAAGACCACAACCCATTTCTGTACCATAAATATAGAGAAGAAGATAATAAACTTTTCAAAAAAGGTGATGATGGTTATGAAAAACCATGGACACCTAAAGCACCTCTCTTTGAAAAAGAAATAGATGACCCCTTTGAACTTCTTCCATTATCAGATGAAGAAAAACAAATGGAACAAAAAATCATTGATGAATACAACAAACTGAAACCACTGAGAGATACATTAAAGGATTAGATTATGGCAGTAGAATTATTATTCCCAAACTACGTTTTTCATAGACAACTAACAGACGAAAACTTACACGAAAGACAAGGTGTATCCTTTGAGTATCTACAATCATTGAAAGATGAAATGGATTCAATGAGAGCTAGAGACGAGGGTAGATTAGTATCCAACAGGAATGGATGGCAGTCTAATGATGGATGTGAATCAAATCCTAGATTCCAAAAATTGATGAATAGAATTGTACGTATGTTCGATGATGAAGTCTTACCTTTCTATGGATTTAACGCAGGTGATGTAAGTGTACAGATTGGAAACTCTTGGGCAAACATCAATGGACATATGTGTTGGAACTCACCACACTTACATAATGGTTGTTGGTATAGTGGTGTATTCTATATTCATGCAGATGGAGATGAAGGAGATATCGATTTCATAGACACAGATGAAAAGATAGTACACGACATGCCACCCTCACCCATGATACAAATGTCATCCCATAAACAACCAACTACAGGTAAATTAATGTTATTCCCAAGTGGTTTAATGCATATGGTAGAACCTAATATGACACAGAAAGAAAGATACAGTATATCTTTTAATATCAATTATCATATGAATAACCAAATAAAGATTGGTGAGTCATTGACACATAGATATTATCCATGGGTATTCGAATTAGACCAAGAGGGATATCCTTTAAATTATCAAGATATAACAGGTCACATGCCACCACTTGAACCTCTTGAGGACGATACGATTACATAAATAATCGTATGGAACAAGGAATATTCATCGACCCCCATCTTATATGGAATCTATTCTTAACACTGGTTTTACTTCCAGTGGGGTTCTTTGTGCGTAGTGCTTTGAATGAACAAAAGAGAATAGACATACTCTTAAACAAAACAAGAGAAGAATTAGCAAAAGAATACGTTTCTAAAGATGAATTCCAACAAGCTATGGATAGATTAATGATATCTATCGAAAGAATTGACGAAAAACTCGACAGACTCCAATCTCGTACTTACTTCCAAGAATAATTGTTATAAATAGTACTGAACATTTAAAAAAATGGAAATAGTACTATGGCAATACCAAACTCAAAGGCATCATTTAAAGAATATATTCTAAGAAGTCTTGGAGCTCCAGTGATTGAAATCAACGTGGATGACGACCAAGTAGATGATAGAATAGACGAAGCCTTACAATACTACAACGAATACCATTACGATGGTTCTATTCGTACATATTTAAAACATCAATTGACTCAAAGTCAAATTGATACCATGAAGACTAACGAAACACATACTGGTGTTAACAGTTCTAATGATGCATTTCAAAGTCAAACATTCTCAGAAGAACAATCATACGTAGTATTACCCGAATCAGTATTATCAGTAGTACGAATATTTCCTTTCAACGATAAACACAACCTCAATATGTTCGACCTTAGATATCAACTAAGATTGAATGATGTATATGACCTAACTGCAACAAATGTATTGTATTATGAACAAGTGCAACAACACATAAGTTTGTTAGACCATATGTTGGTAGGTGAAATACCTATAAGATATAAACAGGTTACTAACAGGTTATACCTAGACATGGATAAAGATTCTATCAATGCTGGTGAGTATATCTTGATTGAGTGTTTTAGAAAACTAGACCCCACAACTTATACAGACATATACAATGACATGTGGTTAAAGAGATATGCAACTGCATTAGTTAAGTATCAATGGGGTTCAAACCTTTCCAAGTTCGGTGGGATGCAATTGCCTGGCGGAGTTGAGTTAAACGGAAATGAAATAATGACACAAGCACAGGAGGAGATTCGAAGACTAGAAGAAGAGTCAAGATTGAATTATGAATTACCTCCTATAGATATGATAGGTTAATTATGCCAACAAATGTATTTTTCAACCATGCAGTATCGTCTGAACAACACCTGTATGAGGACTTAGTTGTTGAGTCACTTAGAATGTATGGACACAATGTCTACTATCTTCCAAGGGAGATAATAGAAGAAGACACCATTTTAGGAGAAGATGTTGCATCTAAATTTGGAGATGCATATGAGATTGAGGCATACCTAGAAAACGTTGAAGGTTTTGAAGGAGAAGGAGACCTATATTCTAAGTTTGGTGTAGAGATAAGAGACCAAGCTACCTTTGTTATTGCACTCAGAACATGGGAAAGATTTGTATCTCTAGATAATAATCTTACCTCATCATTCAGACCAAATGAAGGTGACTTAATACACTTCCCATTAAGTGGTTCACTATTTGAAATTAAGTTTGTTGAACACGAAGACCCATTCTATCAGGTTGGTAAACTCTTTGTATTTAAGTGTAGATGTGAATTATTTGAATACAGAGGAGAAGACTTTGACACTGGTACTAATGCAGACTTGGTTGAGGCAGAAAGAACTTACACTATAACTGCAACAATGACTGCTGGTTCAGGTGACTCAGGTAATTACACAGAGAATGAAGACCTTAAGATTGGTGATAATGTAGTGGGTGAAGTGTCTACATATAAACAGTCTAATAGAACACTTACAATCACACACAACAATACACCACTTGCAGTGGGTGATAGATTGGTAGGTGCAGTGTCAGGTGCAACTAGACAAATTGCAACAATCACTGATGCACTTGATATGCCAAATGACCCGAATGCACAAAACAAAGAATTTGAAGATGCAGCTGATAATTACATAGACTTCAGTGAAACAAACCCATTCGGTGAGATAGGAAATAATAGTTAATCATGTTTACATATTTTTACAATGAAACCATAAGACGTTCAGTATCTGTATTTGGTACTATGTTTAATAACATAACAGTTAAACAGACTAAATCAGATGGAACAGTTGTGAACAGTATTAAAGTTCCCTTATCGTATGGACAAAGACAAAAGTTCTTACAGAGATTAAAAGAAGAACCCGATTTGAATGACAACTTGAGAAGTGCAATATCACTTCCAAGAATGGGATTTGAAATCAGTGGGTTTACATACGACCAAAACAGACAACAAAACAAACTCATTCGTTCTACTAAAACTACAATGGAGACGGATAATGTCAGTAGAAAGTTTCAATATCAACCTACACCTTATGATATAAACTTTACACTATCCATCTATGCAAAGAATATGACAGATGGGTTACAAATAGTAGAACAAATATTACCCTATTTTCAACCCGAATACACAGTTGCAATGAAAATGATTGATGATATGTCAGAAGTAAGAGACGTACCAATCATTTTAACAGGTGTAAATATGGACGACCAATTTGAAGGGTCGTTTGAAGACAAGAGAGTAATTAACTTTACCCTTGACTTTACAATGAAAACTTACTTCTTTGGCCCCGTATACACAGGGAAAGTTATTACGAAGGTTAGAGAAAAAACATTTATAAATGATGGAAGACATGGTTTCACATCATCAGAACTTACTACATCAGGTATCGTAAAAGACGTTAAATTTTATGAACCAGCATTTGAAGGAACAGTTGCAAGTGCAGTATCCAATACCACTACAGTAACTTTTACAACTGCAATAGATAGTAATGTATCCGTAGATGATACCATGGAAGGTTCTTCTACTAACCCCGACCCAACAGTCTCTTCTATTGCAGAAGACAGACTGTCTGTAGTGGTTTCCAGTAATGTTACTTTGTCCCAAGGAGATAAAGTATACTTCACAGGAAGTGCATCTGCAGAAGACAATTATGTTATATCAGAAGATGTATCATTCTTTGATGAGGGATATGGTGGAAATGAAGCTTCAACCACAGACTAGTGAAAAATTATGACAGACAATGTTGACGATAAATTAAATCAAGTATTAGACATAAACACGGACATGAAGAAGGACTTAAAGAAAGTCCCTACAGTCCGTACAGACCTCTCTAAGGAGTCTTTAGAGACAGACTATAGATATGCAAGGGAAAACCTATACGACCTCGTAGAGAGGGGTCAGGACGCTTTAGATGGTATCCTAGACCTATCTAAGGAGATGGAAAACCCTCGTGCATATGAAGTCGCAGGTCAGATACTTAAAACTACCTCAGAGATTGCAGAAAAACTTCTAGACCTACAGGTTAAAATGAAGAATATCAATAAAGAAGAAATTGCAAAAGAAGGTGATACACATAATCACTTGTATGTTGGGTCAACATCAGACTTACAAAAATATTTGAAGAAAAACAAACATGGTCAATCCGAAGAATGAAGGTTATCTAGGTAATACTCAAATCAAACGTGCAAACGTTGAGACGAAGTATACCAAAGAAGAACTTGATGAATATCTAAAGTGTCAAAACGACCCTTGCTATTTTATCGAATCATACACACAAATTATCTCACTTGATGAGGGTATGGTTCCGTTTGAACTTCGTGGATATCAAGAAAATCTAATTAAACACTATAATGACAATAGATTTAGTATAGTTCTTGCATCAAGACAGAGTGGTAAGTCAATCACATCTTGTGCATACTTACTTTGGTATCTATTGTTTACACCCGAAGTTACAGTCGCTGTTCTTGCAAACAAAGGTGCAATTGCAAGGGAGATGGTTGCAAGGATAACTACTATGTTAGAATCCGTCCCTTTCTTTTTACAGCCAGGGGTTAAGATACTAAACAAAGGTAATATAGAATTTGGAAATGACAGTAAACTGGTTGCAGCTGCAACATCATCATCTTCAATTCGTGGACTTTCGATTAATATGTTGTACCTTGATGAGTTTGCATTCGTTGAAAATGCAGAAGAGTTTTATACTGCAACATATCCAGTGGTTACCTCAGGTAAAGATTCTAAGGTAATTATTACTTCTACTGCAAATGGTGTAGGTAATATGTTCCACAAAATATATGAAAGTGCAACTGTAGGTGATTCAGAATATAAATCATTTCTGATAAACTGGTATGATGTGCCAGGCAGGGATGAAGAATGGAAGAAACAAACCATTGCAAACACTTCCGAGTTACAGTTCCAACAAGAGTATGGTAACAGTTTCTTAGGAACAGGTAATACACTTATTGCATCTGATACACTATTAGGATTACGTGCATCAAATCCTATTTGGCACAAAGAAGGTTTTAGTGTATACAAAAAGCCAGAGAAAGAACATGTCTATATATGTACTGTAGACGTATCGAAAGGGAGAGGTTTTGACTATTCAACCTTTACAATTTTCGATGTATCCACCGAACCATTTGAACAGGTTGCAGTATACAGAGATAATATGATATCTCCATTACTGTATCCCGATGTAATTGCAAAATATTGTTCACACTATAACACTGCATTAGTAATTATAGAAAACAATGCAGAGGGAGCTGTGGTTGCACAACAGATGCATTATGATTTAGAATATGATAATGTGTTTGTACAGGGTGGTTTAAGATTAGAAGACATCGGGGTAACAATGACCCGAAAGATTAAAAGAATAGGAACTTCTACACTTAAAGAAGTGTTAGAGGAAAATAAATTGAAAATTTGTGACAAAGAGTTAATAAAAGAACTCTTGACTTATGTGAATAAAGGAATGTCCTTTGAAGCAGATAAAGGTTATCATGATGATTTGGTTATGAATTGTGTAGTGTTTAGTTGGTTCCTAACAACTGAATATTTCGAACACCTCACAAACAATAAAGTCAAAGACTTACTATACGCAGGACAACAACAGGAAATATATGATGATGTCTTACCAGTAGGAGTTTTTGGAGAACATGATAGAGAGTCTCACTCGTTTGTAGATACGAGTGGAGACCGATGGTATTTACAAGAGAACGACTAAGTTCAAAAAAATATAAATACATTAAAAGAATTGACTAAGGTCGCAAAAAGGAGAAAAATATGGCATTTCAAGTATCACCAGGCGTACAGGTTAAAGAAGTTGACCTTACAAATGTAGTGCCTGCAGTAGCAGGGACAAGTGGTGCATTTGCTGGAACTTTTTCATGGGGCCCAGTTGATGAGGTTGTAACTGTATCAGGTCAACAAGAGTTAGTAGAGTATTTTCATTCACCAGCAAACACAAACGCAGGTGCAGAAGATTTCTTTACTGCAGAGGGTTTCCTAAGATATGGTTCATCATTAAGAGTAGTTAGAGTTAACTCTACAAACCTTGCAAACGCAAACGCTTCATCCACCGCTTCTCAATTAATTAAGAATGGTGCTGAGTATATTGAATCTTACAGAGATTTAAGTAATTCAGGTAGTGTTGGAGCATATGTTGCTAAGTTCGCAGGTACATTAGGTAACTCATTAAGTGTTCATGTCTGTGCATCATCAAATGCATGGCAAGAAGCTTCAGCAGGTAACACAACTGCAAATAACGCTCTTAACGCAACTTCTATTACTGGTGTCGCAAACGCATCAACACTATTTGTTGTTGGTGACGTTATCGTATTTGCAAACCACTCTCAAGAGTATAAAGTAACTGCAGTAGCAGGAACTTCATTGACTATTGAAGCACTTAACCAACCAGCAGGAACAGGTTTAACATCTGCAGTTAATGGTTCAGGTTCAGGAGCTGCAGTAGGTATTACTCGTAAGTGGGAATGGCAATCATACTTTGAAAAAGCACCTGGCACATCTGCACTAGCAGAAGCTAATGGTTCATCTAATGATGAAATCCATATAGTGATAGTAGACGAAGAC